GGCGCAAAAATGGAAAGCCCGCTATGGCTAGATCAGTTTGATATGCGCCAGCCACGTAGCGTAACTATTGCTTATTTAATTGACAGCTTACTTTTCTATGGGGTGGCTTATCTAAAAGTCTGCAGCGTGTATCAGGACGATGGACGGCCTAGCGGCTTTGAGTGGGTAGCTAATACTCGCGTAACTGTTACAACAGATGAAACAGGCGAGGCCGTACAGTATTACAGCGTTAATGGTGTACGCGCACCTATGGCTGGTATTGGATCGTTAGTTACTTTTCAATCTTTGCTACCTGGCGTATTAGAGACAGGCGGGCGCACAATACAAGCGGCACTAGATTTAGAAAAGGCGGCAAGTGTTGCAGCTGCTACGCCAATGGCTACAGGATTTATTAAAAACAGCGGTGCAGATTTACCTGAGGCACAGATTAGCGGCTTGCTGGCTGCGTGGAAAGCAGCACGTGCATCACGCAGTACAGCATATTTAACTAGCACGTTAGATTACCAAACTGTTGGTTTTAGCCCTAAAGATATGATGTACAACGAGGCTAGCCAATACTTAGCTACACAGATAGCGCGTTTAATGAACGTGCCTGCATATTACATAAGTGCAGATATGAATAACAGTATGACCTATCAAAACATTATTGACGGGCGCAAGGAGTTTGTAGCATATTCATTACAGCCATTTATTAGCGCTATTGAAAACCGTTTATCTATGGATGATATTACGGCGCACGGTAACGTAGTGCGCTTTGCACTAGATGAAACTTTCTTACGTGCCGATACTGCAGCTCGTTTAGATGCAATAGAAAAGATGCTTAACCTGGGTTTAATTGACTTAGAGCAAGCGCAAAGTATGGAACAACTAAGCCCTAGTGGCCTTAATGAAGGGAACAGCACTAATGATCTTAACGTTTAGTGGCAATATAGAGGCAGTAGATAGTGGCGAGCGCCGTACTATCTCAGGCAAAATTGCACCTTATGGCGAGGTTGGCTACACAAGCGCGGGCAAAGTAGTTTTTGCTGAGGGTTCAATTAGCGCAGCTGAGCCAAGTAAAGTAAAACTTTTAATGGCACACGATAACTCAGCCGTAGTGGGCCGTATGCAAAGTATGACTTCAGCTAAAGACGGCCTTTATGCAAGTTTTAAGGTGAGTGCATCCTCACGTGGATCAGATGCGATTTTGCTAGCCCAGGAGCAACTAATGGACGGCTTATCCGTTGGTGTGGAAGTTACCGCATCAAAGCCTGAGAAAGACTATCTCCTGGTCACCGCTGCCACCTTACGCGAGGTGTCACTCGTAGAGAGCGCTGCCTTTGCTAGCGCTGCGGTGCAAAAAATTGCCGCAGCTGCAGGAGATATGCCAATAGAGGCAGCAACAACTAAAGTTACAACAACGCACATAGTAACAACCGAGACAGAAACCGAAACCGAAAACCAACCCGAAAGCGAGGCCGCTGTGACTACAGCCCCCGAAGAAAACGCACCTGAGGCAGTAGATGCCACAGAGCAGGCTGCACCTACAGTAGAGGCAGCTCGTAAAATCATCCTACCAAGTGCATTAAACTCACAAAGAGTGCGCCACGATATTACGTCTATGGGCGCATATACATCACGTAAAGTGCAAGCCGCTTTAGGCGATGAGGAATCAAGATTATTTATTACTGCAGCTGACGATTTTAGCTCAGCTGGCTTAGGCTTCAACCCTACTCAGTATCTACAAAGTATTGTATCCACACAGGGCAATTTTGGCCGCCCAGCTATGGAGTGCGTAGATCGTCAGGCTGCACCTGCAAGTGGATTAACAATCAATCGGCCTAAGTTTACAACTTACCCAACTACAACAGTAGAAGCTGAGGGCGGAGCAGTATCTAACACCGATGCTGTCTCTGAATATTTGACTTGCACAATGCAAAAATATAGTGGTATGCAAACACTAAGTATTGAGCTAACACAATATTCTGACCCTGGATTTATGGAAGCTGTTACTAATGAATTAGTAAACAATTACCTTAAAGTAACCGATGCCGCTGTTGTGGCCGCTTTGACCGCAGGCGGTACTCAAGCTACAGCTGTAGCTGCAACAAGCGCAGGTATTATTAGCTACATTTCAACAGAAGCACCACTTGCTTACACAAGTTCAAGCTACTTTGCTAAGAATTATCTAGCAGGAAGCTCACAATGGAGTTTGCTACTTGGTGCTACAGATTCAACTGGGCGCCCAATTTATTCAGCTGGTAACCCAATGAATAACGGCGGCAACGCAGCTACTACAAGTGCTAAGGGATCAGTACTTGGATTAGACTTATTTATTGACCGTAACGTTGTATCCACAACTATTGACGAGTCAGCCTTTATTATTGCACCTGAGGCTATGACAGTATTTGAAAGCCCACAAGCGTTTATGTCTGTAAATGTTGTAGCTAACCTCCAGGTACAAATTGCGGTATATGGAATGCTCGGCACAATGGTAAATATTGCGGGCGGTATCCGCCGTTTTAATTTAACATAAATAACACCCACTAATAGTTTGGTAGGCCTCTTAGCCCTTTGAGGCTTACCAAACCTAAGTAAGATAGGAGTATAAAAGTGCCAGCAACTTACGTTACCGCCGCAACTCTCAAAGCGAGTTTAGGCGTGGGCACCCTTTATGACTCTTATACGTGGATAGAGGACACCTGTCAGGCCGCACAAGATCTAATAAATGGTTTTTTATGGTTTGACAGCGCACCCGTAGTCGGTACCGCGTTGGTGTCTAATGTCGCTACCGTTATGGTTGCCAACCCTGGCATTTTTACCACGGGCCAATCGGTAACTATTGCTGGGGCTGGTTCAACTTTTAACGGTACTTACACAATTACGGGCACAATCCCATTTAGCACAGGCACAGCTAATATCTTGCCTGCCTTTAATATGCAGCTTAACTATTGGCAATTCCCACAGGGCTATAGCTTTATCCAATATGCAAAAACTGCAGCTGACCAAAACTTTAGGCGCATCTTGCCTTATGGCACTATGACAGGTGACGATACAAAAACCGCTACCTACGCCAATACCCCAGCTATAAACGCTGCAGCTTTAATGCTGGCAGAAAATATATGGACATCTAGATTTAGTACACAAAACGGTGGAACTAGCCTAGACGGCTACAGCCCTAGCCCTTTTAAGATGTCTAACACTCTTATGGCATCCGTGCGTGGTCTTTTGGCCCCGTATCTTTCACCTGCGGGTATGGTCGGCTAATGCCTGCAGCTATAACTACCTTACGCAGCACAATAGCTGCAGCCCTGGCTAACCCAGGTGTATGGACGGTATTTAACTACCCGCCCAGCACAATGCAAAGTAGCAGCGTGGTGGTTGCCCCTGCGGATCCATATATCACGCCAAGCAATAACTCTCAGGCAACTATCTCGCCTATGGCTAATTTTAAGATTATTATGACGGTACCAATGTTTGACAACGCCTCTAACCTAATTGGCATAGAGGACACAATAGTAGCTGTGTTTACTAAACTAGCTAATAGCGCAATTGTATTTAATGTTACTGGCGTGAGCGCGCCTAGCGTACTAAGCGTTGCCGCAGGTGACTATCTAACGGCAGATTTACAAATAAGCATACTAACGAGCTGGAGCTAACTAATGGCACTTACAGATGAAGAAAAAGCGTTTTTAATCAAAATTGGCCAAGAGTTGCCAGTAGAGGTTAAAGAGACAAAGACAAAAGACACACCTACCGAGACAACAGGAGAATAGCCCAATGGCGATTTATCTATCCAATACCGTACAGGTTACCCTTAATTCGGTAGCCCTAACAGACCACGTAACAAGCGCAACTATTAACCGTGCCTTTGACGAGCTAGAGGTAACAGCTATGGGCGATACAGCACATAAGTTTGTTAAAGGCCTAGAGGCCAGCACTATTACTCTAGACTTTTTAAGCGATACAGCTGCAGCAAACGTAAACGCAACTTTGCAAGCTGCCTGGGGTACAACTGTGGCCCTAACGCTCAAGCAGACAAGCGCTGTAACTTCAGCAACTAACCCGCTTTACAGCACTACTGTGCTAGTTAATAACACTACAGATATTAACGGCGCTGTTGCAGATATTGCTACTCAGAGCATTACCTTTACCTGTAATTCACCAATCGTAATTACAACTAGCTGAGAATAAAGAAAAGGGGCTAACACAATGGCAAAACTTAAGATAACAAGGGCAGACGGTAGCGTATCGGATCATCAGATTACGCCACGTATTGAGTATGCCTTTGAGTTATATGCAAAAAAAGGCTTTCACAAAGCTTTTAGAGATGATGAAAAGCAAAGTGATGTGTACTGGCTAGCCTGGGAGTGTTTACGCACAAGCGGGCAAACCGTACCGATGTTTGGGGCAGAGTTTTTAGACACCTTAGCTAAAGTTGAGGTACTAGATGATGACCCTTTGGGGTAGTGGGGCGCGGTAGCTTTGGTTACCTCATAGCGCAGCTAGCCGTGGAAACGGGTATTGCGCCTCAGTACTTACTAGACCTGGATACGTATATGTTTAAGAATATGTTAAAGGTCATAAACGATAGAGCTAAGGAGCAACAAAATGCCAGTAGAGCTAGAAGGGGCCGTACAGCTCCGCGTAGCCCTTAAGCGTTTTGCACCTGACCTATCTAAAGAGACTCAGACACAAATGGCGGCAGCGTTAAAAACTGTTACTACAGTAGCTAGAGGTTATGTGCCTAATGATGGCCAAGTCTTATCGGGCTGGGCTAAAACCTCATCGGGTGGCGAAAACCTAACTTACCGCCCATTTCCTAAGTTTAACGCTATGCAGGCTAAGGCTGGGATTACTTATTCAACCTCACCCTCTAAGCCTAATAAAAACGGCTTTGTAGCCTTAGCCCGTATCCTTAACAAGTCTGCCGCGGGTGCGATCTATGAAACAGCGGGCCGTAAAAATCCACAGGGCCAACCAAACTATAAACCTGCCAGCGTTGTTTATCGCACAGGAGACGGCCCAGGAGATTTTACTATTAGGTATTATCAAGAAAAGGATAACGCCCAGCGTAAGGGTTACAACAATTCACTTAACCCTAATGCTGGAAAACAGTTTATAGAAAACTTAAACAGTACTGGCCAGCTAGTCAACGCCCGCCCTAAGGGTTTAGTAGGTGCCCCAGGGCGCAAGTTAACTGGCCGTTTGATATTTAGAGCCTGGGCTGAGGATAACGGGCGAGCTAATGCAGCTGTTATTAAGGCGTTAGAAAATGCCTCAAAAATGTTTTATGAGCATACAAGGAGAGCTGCCTAATGGCTACCGATTTAGTAGTAAATATAGTCAGCCAATTCTTAGGTAAAAAGGCTTTTCTAGATGCTGACAAAGCTACCAAAAAACTTACTGGTAGCGTAAAGAGTCTAGGCCGCGTATTAGGTGTAAGCCTTAGCGCTGCAGCTTTTGTATCTTTTGGTAAATCAGCTGTTAACTCGTTCACGGGCGCCCAAAAAGAGGCTGCAATACTAGCCAATACTGTAAAAAATCTAGGGCTGGCTTTTGACCAACAAAATATAGATCAATACATAAACAAAATAGGCAAACTTTATGGGGTAACTGGGGGCCAAGCTACGCCAGCCTTGCAGGCTTTGTTAACAGTTACAGGCTCAACTGCTAAATCTATAGAGATTTTTAACACGGCTTTAGATGTAGCCGCTGGCACAGGGGCGGATGTTACCCAAGTTGCTC